CCCGCATCGGCCCTCCAGCCCCTGGCCTGGCCGCGCGACGGGATCGTGCTTGCTGGGGAATTCCTCAGCAAAAAGCTGATTCCTTACGGCATCCGCCATGGTCAGACCATGCTGGCCATCGAGCTCTACGCCGCTGATCAGGGGATTGAGCTGCGGAAGCCCACGCATTCATTCGACGGTAAGAAGCGGGTGCCTCTGACGCGCAGCACAGCAGATCACCGCAATCATCCTCCTCTGTGGGTGGAAAGCAGGACGCAATTCGCCGATTACCTCGCTTTGCGGGGGCTGAGCATAGTTCGATAACCAGATCCGGAAATTTACAGACCTCGGCCATGCCGGGGTTTTTTTATGCCCGCAAAGCGGGAAATCAAACCCAAGGGGTGCACCAAGTGGCTGACGAAAACCAGATTGATCTTGAAGACCAGGCCGTAAAAGATGCCATCGCGGCAGCCGTTGAAGCTGCGACCGCCGGGCTCAAGAACAAAAACTCCGAGCTGCTTGGCAAGCTCAAGACCTCCACGACCGAACTGGAAGGCTTCAAAACCCAGTTCGAGGGCCTGGACATCAATGCGGTGAAAGGCCTGCTTGCCAAGGTCGGACAGGACGAAGAGACCAAGCTGATCGCCGAGGGCAAGCTGGACGAGGTCATTACCCGTCGTACCGAGCGCCTGCGTGGCGACTACGACAAGCAACTGGCTGCCGAGAAGGCCCGTGCCGACAAAGCAGAGGCCTTCGCCGCGCGATACAGCGACAAGGTGCTGGCCGATTCCATCCGCGCCGCTGCTATCAAGGCCGGCGCGCTGCCTGAGGCCGCCGAGGACATCATCCTGCGAGCCAAGGGCACCTTCAAACTCAGCGAAGACGGCGAGGCGATTGCCACCGACCGTGATGGCGAGGTCATCTACGGCAAGGACGGCAAGACGCCTCTTTCGCCGCTCGAATGGGCGGAATCGCTGCGGGAAACAGCAACACACCTCTGGCCAAGGGCTCAGGGTGCCGGGCAGACCGGCGACAACGGTGGCAAGGCCACGAAGAAATGGGGCGAATACACGGAATCCGAGCGCGCAGCGCTGGCCCGCGACAACCCCGATGCGTTCAAAAAACTCTTGGCCACCAAAGGAACCTAATCCATGGCAACGACCCAACTGGCGGACATCTTTGTCGCCGACTATTACGGCACTATCGCGCCGGTCAACTCCCCGGAAAAGACGGCGGTCTTCGAATCCGGGATCATCGTCAAATCGCCTGAACTGGACGCCATCGCGCAGAACGGTCAAGGCACCTCGGAAATCAGCTACTGGCAGGATCTGGACGCTGACGAAGAGCCCAACATCTCAAACGACAACCCGGACGACCTGGGCGAAGTCGGCAAGGCAGAGCAGGGCACCATGCGCGCCCGTACGCTCTACCTGAACAAAGGCTACGGCGTTGCTGACCTGACGTCCGAGCTGGCCAACACCGAGCCGATGCAGCACATCCGCAACCGCTTCGGCACCTACTGGACCCGCCGCTGGCAGCGTTACCTGCTCGGCGCGGCCCGCGGCGTGATCGCATCGAACATCGCGAACGACGCCGGTGACATGGTGGTGGACGCCGGTGCGACCATCAGCGCCGGCGCCTTCCAGGATGCTGCTTTTACCTCTGGTGACGCCGCCGACGTGTTCTCCGCGATCGGCGTGCACTCCGTGGTGATGAACCAGATGGTCAAGCAGGATCTCATCGAGTACCTGCGCGACTCCGACGGCCGCATCATCCTGGCCACCTACCTGGGAAAACCGGTGTTCATGGATGACAGCCTCGTCTACGGCGCTGGTCGTTACCTGTCGGTGTTCTTCGGCCAAGGCGCGTTCGGCTACGGCGAGGGCACCCCAGCCGTTCCGGTCGAACTCGAGCGCAAGCCAGGCGGCGGCAACGGTGGCGGTGCTGAAGTCCTGTGGGAGCGTAAGACGTTCATCCTGCAGCCTGCTGGTTTCAGCTGGAAAGGCAGCAACAACCAGAACCTTAGCCCGACCGCCACTCAGTATGCGGCTGCTGCGAACTGGGAGCGCGTCTTCGACCGCAAGCAGGTTCCGTTCGCTGCCGTGATCAGCGGTACCACCACCCCGTAATCCAACTGCGACGGGGCGTCTTCGGGCGCTCCATTGCAAGGGAGCAAATCATGAAAGTGATCTACACCGACAAGCCGGGCGCCGAGCCCGGAGTGTGCTATCGACTGCTCAGTGAGTTCTTCGGGGTGATCAGCGCGGCGACCGATGTTTTTGTGCAGGGCGACAGCCCCAACATCATTGAGGCCTACAAGCGAGCAGGCATCAAGGTCACCGGTGCCGATGAAAATGGACTGCGTACCGACGGACCGACGGTGGCTGAGTATGTTGAGGCCGGCTACCAGGCGAGCAATTACCCGCCAGTTGGCTACGCCGCGCGCAGCACTGCCGAAGAAATCGACGCAGCCATTGCCTCTCAGAAGCCCAAAGCTGACTGCGACAATGAAACTGACCCGCTGAAAATGAAGGTCGATGACCTGAAGGCCTGGCTGACCGCCAAGAACATTGCGTTCGACGCCACGGCCAAGAAAGAAGACCTACAGGCCTTGGTGCCAGCGAAATAAGGACAAGCACATGACCGACTTCATCACCGTGGCCGATGTCAATGCTCAGTTGGGTCCTGACTGGGCGGGCGCCGGTGATGCGGTCCTTGCTGTGGCGATGGCGAATGCCTGGCTCACGGCCAGGATTAATAGACCCGTTGCCGATCCGACCCCTGACGCCATCAAGCTTGCAGGCGCTCAGGTTGCGAAGGAAGCGGCGGCGGGAAATCTGTACAAAGCGACCCAGAAGGAAGTGCTGAGCAAGACGGTTTCCGCCCAATCTGGCACTTCGGTCAGCAAGACCTATGCAGAAGGCTCGACCGACCTGTCGGCCGGCGAAAACTTTGCGCTGGCTCTGCTAGCTCCATGGATCAAACGGTCGGGCACCATCATGCTCAAGCGGGTGTAGCCATGGGCATGCGCGAAGAGGTTCAGGCCGAACTGGCCGAAGCATTTGATGATCCGGACGAGCTTGGCGATGCCGTTAATCCTGTCGAAGGCTCGCGCAAGTCCAGCCCCGTTTACGACCCATCTACTGGCACCACGACAGGCGGAACGGTCACCTACACCGGGCGCGGCGTGTTCGGCAGCTACCTTGCGAAGGAAGTCGATGGCTCACTGATCCAAACCACAGACGTGAAGCTGCTGATCCTCCAGAACGAATTGTTCGTCTCTGTTGATGGCCTGCCAACAAGCACATCAGCAGAACCGAAGATCGGCGATGTGATCGGCGGCAAGCGAGTGCTGAATGTGGGGCAGGATCCTGCGGCCGCAACTTGGACCGTTCAACTGAGGAAGTGACATGGCTTCCAAATATTCAGGGCTGAGCGGCGGGTTTGCCGCGCAGATCCAGGCATTCGCCGATCAGGCCCAGCAAGCTATCGATGCGACCTTGCGTGAAATCGTGATCGAACTGGGCAGCAGCGTGATTCGCATGTCGCCTGTGGGCAACCCCGAAATCTGGGCTGCAAACGTCGCGCATCGACAAAAGAACACCCGCGCCGCCGATGACTACGACTTCAAGGTTGCCGTCCGCAACACCCTGATCAACCTGGACGACAGCAACTTCACCAAGTCCGGCAATCTGCGCAAAGGCGTGAAGTACGCCAAGCCGCTGACCAAGGCCGAGCGGGTGCAGAACTTCAACGTGAATGGCCTCGTTTCCGGCAAGGACTACGTCGGCGGGCGTTTTCGTGGCAACTGGATGTTCAGCATCGGATCTCCGGACAGCACCACGACGACTGAGGTCGATCCGACGGGGCGCAAGTCCACCGCGCGCATCGTCGACGGCGCTATCGAATTCAAGGCAGGCGACACGGCCTACATCACCAACTCGCTGCCGTACGCGATCCCGCTGGAGTTCGGCCATTCCCAGCAGGCGCCCGGCGGCATGGTCCGCATTACCGTTGCGCGCTTCCAGCAGATCGTGCTGGAGGCCATCAGGAACAACCAGGTATGAGCCACCAGATCATTCGCCGCATCTACGAGCAGCGTCTTGCCGCTTGGGCAGGGCCGCGCGGCTTGCGGATCGCCTATCAGGGCGTGGCATTCGAGCCCGGGGACAACGAGACCTACCTGCGCGTGTTCACGCTGCCCGCTGGCACCGACACTCAGACGCTGGAAGGCACGGACCGGGTATACACCGGCGTGTTTCAAATCAGCGTTGTTACGCCAGCCGGTAACGGGACCGGCGATGCCGAAGGCATGGTGGATGACCTGGACGAGCTGTTTCCGACATTTCTGCGACTGAAGCAGAGCGACTTCGAAGTGCTGGTGCTGACGCCCGTCGAGCCCGGCCCCGCAATTCAGGACGGCACAACGCTCACGGTGTCGGCGTCCTTCCAGTACCGCGCAGACCGCGCATAACTCGCCCATTGGGCAAACCCTGAACCCCGCCAAGTGCGGGGTTTTTCATTTGTGTACGAGGAAAACCCAATGAGTGCCATCCTTCCCAACGGCTCGATCTTCGAAATCGCTACCGCCTACAGTGTGCCGAAGCCATTCAGCGCGATCACAAATGCCAAGCCGCCGGAAGTCACCTCCGCCGCCCACGGCTTCGATGATGGCGACGTGCTGGTCGTGACTTCTGGTTGGACCCGTCTGAACGACAAGGTGGTCCGCGTCGTAGATTCCGACACCGACAGCTACTCGCTGGAAGGCATCGATACCACCAAAACCGCCGTTTACACCGCAGGTTCCGGCGTTGGCTCCGTGCGCTCGGCAGATACCTGGGTTCAGATCAGCCAGATCACCGACAACAATAGCTCGGGCGGCGAGCAGCAGTTCGCAACGTTCGGCTTCCTGGAAGAATCTGACGACCGTCAGCTTCCGACGACCAAAAATCCGATCACCCTCACGCTGACAGTTGCCGACGATGACAGCTTGCCGTTCTTCGCGGCCGTAGAAGCGGCAGATGATGACCGTGAGCCGCGCGTGCTTCGCTTGAAGCTGCCGAATGGTGCGGTTATCTACTACAACGCGTACGTGTCGATCACTCCGACCCCAACGCTGACTCGCAACAACGTGATGGCTCGCGTCATTACCCTGTCGCTGGCTTCGCGCCCGACTCGTTACAAGGCGGCCTAACACATGGCGACCAAATTCAAGATTGCCCAGGCTGCGACTTTCAAGGCGGACGTCGAAATTCCCCGCGTCGGCGGCACCACTAACAAAGTGACGTTCGAGTTCAAGTACCGCGACCGGGAAGAGTTGGCCGCGCTGTTCGTTGGTTGGCAGCAGGCCGTCAAAGACGATCAGAAGCGGTTCAAGGAGATGGGCGATGAGATCACCCTTGTTGATATCACCGCCGCTAACATCGAACGACAGGTTGAGCAGGTGAGCCAAGTGGTGGTTGGCTGGGGCTTCGACGACAAGTTCACACCCGAAGCCATCCGCTCTCTGGTCAAGACGTCTGCCGGCGCAGGCGATGCAATCGTTTCGGCCTACCAGAACGCCTTCAAGGTGGTGCGCGAGGGAAACTGAGGGCGGTTGCTCGCAAGATGTGGGAGCCAGGGCCGTCAGATGAAGCACTGGCGGCGTTTGGGCTATCCCGCGCGGATATCCCGGACGAAGACTTCGAAGTCCTCCCTGACCTCTGGCCGGCCTTTTCCATCTTCAACGCCATGTCCACTCAGTGGCGGGTTGGTATGGGCGGGCCGGTTGGACTGGATTACGGCGTCATCGGCGACGTGGCCGCCTTACTCAGCTTTACAAAAAAACAGACTGCCAAGCTTTTTCCGGACCTTCGGGTAATGGAGGCCGAGGCATTGCTCGTCATGAGCGAATCGAAATAGCGGAGCACTCATGTCGGGCACAATCGCTGAACTCGGGATAGCGGTAGATTCGGGTGATGCAGTCCAGGCCGCGACCGATCTGGACAAGCTCACAGAAGCGGGCGTCAACGCGGAAAAGGCCGCAGACGGCGTCACCACTGGATTCAAGAAGACTGCCGATGCTGCTGACAAGCTGGCTGAGGCTGAGGCCCGCGCCGCGCAGGCAACCGATGATGCTAAAGCGCGTCTGCTCGAAACTGCACAGACATCGCTGAAAAACAGCGAGTACTACCAGCGTCTGACCACCAGCGTGACCAGCACTGCGAGCGCGATGGATGTCAGCCGCGACTCAACCGCAAGCCTGCTGGCGCTGCAAAAGCGCATGCAGGCTGAGTCCGATGCTTTGGTCGGCACGACTCAGAACAGCGCCAAAGCAGCCAAGGATGCAGCGGCGGCCACCGGCGTGCAGGCCGAGGGCTTGCAGGCGCTGCTGGGCAAGATCAGCCCGGCATTGGCGGCGCTGCAAAAGCTGGATGATCAACAGGAGCTGCTGAACAAGCACCGCGCTGAAGGCAACATTGGCGAGGACGATTTCAAGACCTTTTCCGCATCCATCGACGCCGCGCGGCAGAAGGTCAAAGGCCTGGGCGACGAGACATCGAAGTTCAGCCTGAACACCAAGGGCGCGCGGGAGAACGTGCTTCAGCTGGGCAATGCCTTGGCCGAAGGCAATTTCCGCGTCGCCGCGCATAACCTGCTGGAGATCGGCACAAGCGCTGGCACGTCGGCGCTGCGCCTGGCTGCGATCCTCGCGCCTATTGCTGGTGTCGCTGCCGTGGTCGCCACTCTCGGCATCGCCTGGTACAAGGGCAGCGAGGAGGGCGACACCTACAACAAGGCGCTGATCACCACCGGCAACGCCGCTGGCGTCAGTGCAAGCCAGCTAGGCGCACTGGCGCGCCAGGTGAGCGCAACCGTTGGGACCACCGGTGCCGCTGCTGAAGTGCTCGCCACCTTGGCGGCGAACGGCAAGATCGCGGGCGACAGCTTTGGCGTGATCACCGAGGCCGCCGTCGGCATGCAGGAAGCGACCGGCACCGCTGTCAGCGCGACCGTCTCAGAGTTCGTGAAGCTGGCCGACGACCCTGTGAAGGCGTCCGCTGCGCTTAATGAGCAGTATCATTACCTGACGGCGTCCGTTTATTCGCAAATCGCCGCGCTGGAAGAACAAGGTGATCATGCAGCTGCCCTAAAGCTCTCAACCGAGCAATACGCGGATGCGATCAACGAGCGCACCCCGAAGATTCTGGAAAGTCTAAGCTTCTGGGAGCGCGGCTACCTGGCCGTGGTCAAGGCGGCTGATGGGCTGAAAAACCTCGGCCGCCCTGACATCGACGCCGATATCGCAAACGCCGAGAAGGATCTGGCTGGCGCGCAGGCTGGTGACATCGGCCTGTTCCAGAACAAACAAGAGATGATCGAGTACTACACCGATCGGCTCAATTTCCTGAGGGACACCAAGGCCGCCAACGCTGACATCGCCAAGTACGATGCTGATCAAGCAAAGGCACATCAAGACTCGATCAATGCCATGGGCAAGATCGATGCGCTCACCAAATCCTCCTGGACCAACGAGCAAAAGCGCACCGACGCGGTAAAGGAATACAAGAAGTGGCTGGACGACATCCGGAAGACTGATCCGAATGACTCTCGGCTCAATCAGGCGACGGTCGATAAGAACATCGCCAATATCAACGACAAGTTCAAGGACCCGAAAGGCCCGGCCAACCAGCTGAACCTGACCGGGTTCAACGACGCCCAGAACAACCTCAAATCGATCACCGGCTACTACCAGAATCTCGAAAAGGAACTGGATTCGGCGCAGAAGGCCGGGCTGGTGTCGGCTGAGTCCTACAGCAGCCAGCGAGTCGCAATCGTCCAGCAGGAAAAGGATGACGTCACTGCTGCCTACGAAGCTGAGATCGCTGCACTTGAGGCCGTTCGCGGCAAATCGTCGACCACAGGCGAGCAACGGATCCAGCTGGACCAGAAGATCGCTGACGCCCGGACCAGCATGGTCAAGGCGCAGAAGGACGCCGATAGCCAACTCGAGGTGCTGGCCAACAACGAAAAGGGCCGGGTCGACAAGCAGACCCGCTCCATCACCCAGTACATTCAGGCGCTGGATCAACAGCAAAAGGCGCTTGAACTGGCCGGGCAGCGTTCAGTGTTGGGCGTTGGTCGTGGTGATCGGCAGAACGCGCTCAACGCCGAGCTGAATAACCAACAGGATCGGTTTGCTCAGCAGTCGCTGGACCTGGCGAATCAGAAGTCTGATCCGTCGCGGAACATGTCCGAGGAGGAGTTCGCCAAAAAGTCCCAGGCTCTCGCCGATGCCAATAAAAAGGCGACGGACCAGATCCGGCAGAACTACGCGGACGTGCAGACTGCTCAGGGTGACTGGACCAACGGCGCGACCGCCGCATGGGAAAACTACCTCGATAGCGCGCGCGATATCGCCGGGCAGACGAAGGCGCTGTTCACTAACGCCTTCAGCAGCATGGAAGATGCCATTGTCAACTTCGCGCTGTCCGGGAAGTTGTCCTTCTCGGACTTTGCGAAGTCGATCCTGTCGGACATGGCCCGGATCGCGACCCGGCAGGCGTCGTCGGCGTTGCTCAGTTCGTTATTCGGCGCTGGGTTGAGCTACTTCTCAGGCGGAGCCAATGGATTCGCTGCAGGCTCATCTGCTGCGACCTCGTCGAGCGTCGGAGCATCTCAGGCTGGATACTCGTCGACCTACTTTCCCCAGGCTGACGGCGGTGCCTGGCTGAACGGAGTGCAGATGTTCGCCAATGGCGGCGCGTTCACCAACAGCGTCGTCAGCTCCCCGACTGCATTCGGGATGGCGGGCGGCAAGCTGGGGGTGATGGGAGAGGCGGGTGATGAGGCAATCATGCCTCTGACCAGAACGTCGAGCGGCGCCTTGGGCGTTCGAGCTGTTGGCGGGGGCGGTGGATCGAACATCCAGATAAGTGCGCCTGTGAGCATCGTTACGCAGGATCGCAGCTCCGAAGGCATGGAGCTTGATCAGACGGCGCTTGCCCAAAACCTGCAAATCCAGATCAAGCAAGCGGCCGAGAAGGCGGTTGCTGATTCGTGGCGCCCGGGCGGCGTGAGCTTCCGGCAGACAAGGACCTGACATGGCAATCGAAACCTTCAGCTGGCCGACCCAGACCGGAGACTCGCCGGATATCGACTGGCGGGTGCGCAAATCGCAGTTCGGCAATGGCTACAAGCAAACGGTGGGTGATGGACCGAACAACAAGGAGCAGTCGTTCCCCATCACCTTCACCGGTTCCAAGGCCACAATCCTGAAGATCATGGAATTTCTCGACAGCCACGCCGGCGCGAAAGCCTTCAAATGGACAACGCCCTTGGGTGAAGTCGGCCTCTTCACATGCGAAAAGGCGGTCCCGACGCCTCTGGGCGGCGGGCAGTTCAAGATCACTGCCACGTTCGAACAGGCCTACCACCCCTAAGGATTCAACATGCCGCTGATCAACGACCTGATGGTTCTAGAGCCAGGCAGCGAGGTATTGCTGTTCGAGTTGGACGGCTCGGACTACGGTGCCGACATCCTGCGGTTTCACGGCCACTCCATTCCCCACACTCCCGCTGAAATCATCGCTGCTGGCCTTGATGCTGACCAGCTTCCCGCGAAGTCGATTTGGTGGGATGGCGAGGAGTACGGTGCCTGGCCGATGCAGATCGATGGCATTGAGGCGACCGGCGACGGCACTGCGGTGCGGCCGACGCTGGCAGTCGGCAACGTCAACGGGCGCATCACGGCGCTCTGCCTGGCATTCGAAGACCTTCTGGATTTCAAGCTGACGATGCGGCACACGTTGGTGCGCTACATCGATGCTGTGAACTTCCCAGCAGGCAATCCCGAGGCCGACCCCACGCAGGAATCGATCGAGGTGTGGTACCTGGACCAGAAGACCAACGAGGATGGCGAAACCGTTTCGTGGGAGCT